AAGTCTTTTGAAACGTTTTTAGAGCTTCTTCTATTAAAGAAATTATAAATTTTTCCGATATAAGCCATGACAAATAAAAAGGTATTTTCTTTTTAAATTCTTTTATTGCATATTCTAGCTTTTGTTTTCCCTGTCCCGATACGAACTCTTCCTCTGCTCTTGTTACTACATAACAAGCTATTACCCACAAACTTTCTTTTTTGTATCTATACAAGTAATAGATTCCAGCTATAGATAAAATAATTGTTATTATTAAAAATAATGTTTCTCTGTTCATTTAACACTCTCCTTATTTTTCTATTTGAAAATGTGGTCCATCAACTAAAGTTTTCCAATCTCCGCCCCAAGTAATTTTTAAACCTTTTTCTGCTGCTATTTCTTTTACTATATCAGCTATCTCTTTATAATATTTTAAATCCCATGTTACTTTTCCATCTTTATATACAACTATATCTACAGCCCTGCCATTCAAATGATAAGAGTTCATTGTCTGTGATTTTCCAGTTCTAACATATTCTTTTTGTTTTTCTATAGTTCTAAGTCCTTCTGTTATACCAAAATCATATGGACTTTCCATTAGCGATATCTCTATTACATCAACTAATTTTTCATCAACACCTTTTAATTTTTCTTTGCTTCTTGAACTAAATTTAAACACTTGTCCCACCTCCAGCTTTCTGTAGAGTCTCATTTTCATCTATCTTACCAAAAATAGCCTCGTATATTTCATCATCTACTTTACTATCAGTACGTTTAACTAATTCTTTTAATAGCACTATAACTATTTTTTCTACAGCCGCAGTGCCAATCCATTTACATATAAAAAACTTTATAAAGTTTATTATTATTCCTGTCATATATTACCCCAACCTCCTATCTATTCACATATTCTTTGAGCTCATCTTTAAAATCTTTTAAATCTTGTTTTATGTTTCTTATCTCATACAACACATCACCTATAACCTTTTCCAATAGTCCCTTGAATATATTTAATAATTGCCAACATACAAACATAAAGGCAAACAAAAATATAAAGCTTATACAGATTGCATAGGCAATCATGTTACCACTGAAAAAATCAGATGTGGCAGTGATGGTGTTTGTTGCAGTTATCACATCCATTCAACACCTCATATATTTTATAGTATAAAAGGACAGCTTGCGCCATCCTCTTATATTGTTAGTCATCCATAGCAACTTCTGTATAGTATCTATATGATTTATCTGTTGCCATTTATCCTCCTGCTATGCATTATTTTTCTCTAATTGCGAAGTAAGCAATTATTGCTGGTAAACTACTGCAATATTATTTATTTCTACTTCTAATATTTGCATTTTATTTACTATAAGTTCTATTTCTTCTAATGTACTAAATTTAGAATTTTCTAAAGCCTTTTTATCTTCTTCTAATTTAGAATACTCTAAAATCTTATTTTTTCTCATTTCTATAAATTCTTCTTTAGTAGTTCCTTCCTTCCAAATGTGAAGTTCTTTATTCCAAACCTTTTTTATAAGATTATCAGGAGCTTCTACAACTATTATCTTTCCAGCTTCTATATATTCACCATCTTCTAAAAGTTCAACTTCACCATTTAAAACTTTTTCTAGCTTTGTTGCCTCTCTAAGTTCACCTTCTTCTAAAATCGGATTAACAATAGTACTATATCCTACTATTAGGATGTCCCCAGCTCTCCAATCTTCAAAAATGAATTGTGCTAATATTTCATCTATTGTAAGACCTTTTTCTGTTTGTTCTTTTATTATTTCTTCATTAACATCATCTCTATTTTTAGATAACGATACTAATGTATAAAATTTATCTTTAACTTTTCTATATTGTTGATACATGTTATCCCTCCAAATTATCTTCCGTAAACATATATACCACCATCAGAAGCCGCACCTAAACTTGTTAATGTTATAGTGGTACCATCAGCAGAAAAAACCCATTCGCATTCTATCTCACTCGAGCATGATATAAACTTAAAACTTTTTAAAGAATTTACAATATCTTTTGTAAAGTATTTTATATCTAATATTGTGTTTGGACTATATTGCTCACAAACAACAAATTCATTATATCCATAAATGGATACACTTTGATCTACTCTTAAACATTCCCCTATTTTTACAAAGCCTCTTGAATTTAATTCATTTATTGCAGCTACAACTTCTTTATTCTTTGTATTAAGATTATTTGCTTGTAATGTAGCTGCATTATTTTTATATATATATAAGCCAGTACCCCCAGCCGCTCTAAAATATGCGAATTTACCATCAAGATTATATCCAATTGCTGCCATATCAATATTATTAAAAACAACCTCAGAATGTTTAGAGTCACTAATTGTTAAAGTACCTGTCATAGTGTCACCAGACTTAGAAACTTTTCCATCTATTTCTGCTTTTAAATTCCCTGCATTTCCTGAATATGTGCCTTTATCAAGTTTTCCACTTATATCTACAGCAGGATTTCCATGTAAAAATCCACTTGAATCAATTCGCAAATTTGTTCCTACTTTAATTCTTCCTAATTGTGTGGTAGATGCTATCTTATCTATTTCAGTATTTAAGTCACTTGCGTTTCCTGAATATGTGCCTTTGTCTAGTTTGGTATCTATTTCTGTTTTTAAATCACTTGCTTTTCCTAAATATGTTCCTTTGTCTAGTTTGTTGCTCTTCAAATTTGCTAATGTATCATTGTTAGTTTTAGCGTTTTCGTCTAATTTATCATAATTTTCAGAAATATGTTTCGCTACATCAACAAAATCATTCGGTTCTGGTTTTAGCAATTTCAAAAAATTTGTTAATATCCCCATTAGTTCCCTCCTTTATTTTATCTCTGCCTTTTGGTAAATTTCATCCCAAGTAAATGGTTCTAATTCTTTCCATTTGTAAGGTGATAATTCTCCCCAAGTTCTATACCTTATTCTTATTTCATAAGTCAGGTGTGCTGGCTTGATAATTTCTATTATTTGTCTGAAATCGTCCATATTAGGTGGAATCCCTATTATGCCTGTAAAAATTATTTCAAATAAATATTCTTCGTTGTGTTCTACAACTTGCACATCCCCATTTGTAAAAGCATTCCCAACCCTCACAATCATTTCTTTTGTTGTAGTTCCATAACTTCTAAGTTTAGAAATTAAATTTTCTCTTCGTTCTTGTATATTCGTAGTTTCATCTCCAATAGGTAATCCGAAAATTCTCTCCCAAATTGGTAAAGACCAAGTTGCAGTATAAATAAAGAATTGCTTTAATACATCTTCACTTGTAAAATCAATAACTTCTAGCTCACTTTGAATAGTTTTTTGTAATACTATTATTTCTGTTATAGTTCTATAATATTTTGGCATATGCTGTATAAGCCTTTTTGCTTCCATTTATATCACTTCCTCTTGTAAGGCTATTGATATTAGATTGGGAATTTCTTCTTCCTGTAAATTGATATTTAAAACACCTCCATTTAGTTGTAAATTTGAATAATCTACAATTCCCTGTATATTTAAAAGAATATTTCCAACTTGAGCATAACTCACATAGTCCTGCTTAAATCCAACCTTTTTAAAATATTTTTCAATTTCATTTTTAAAATTTTTTTTAATCTCACTAAACTCAACATTCTTTGATATTTTTACTTCTCCTGTAATTGTTATTCCTTTATTTATAGCACTCTTAACTGTAACAGTTGCCCCAATTGGTCGTACTTCTTCTAAATAGTCTCTTACTCTTTGTTGCAATTCTTCATCTGCTGCTTGAATTTCTGTATTTACTATAGCTACCTTTACTGTTCCTAGTCCTGCCCAAAGTGGAAAAACTTTAACATCCCCAACGCCCTCTACTTCTAAGCACCATTTTTTATAATGGTATTTATTTCCAGATGTAACAGGTTCTCTAACTTTAAAATAATATCTTTCTCGTAATTCGTCGTCTTTCTCTCCATCATACCCATCTGTAGTTGCTAGCTTATTTGTAACTCTTTGTAAACCTGGAATTGTAATTGGAAAATTTACTATAGTTTCTGCTGGTATGTTATATTCTGTTCCAGCTTTTTCGCTTTCAATAGGTACTAATATTTCTCCTTGTTCTGGTATTTCTTTTTCTTCTGTAGTTAAATAAATATATGTATCTGAAGCAACTTTTGTTCCTATTGGAATCACAGTTCCTATTGTTCCTTTTATTGTTACAAAACCTTTACTTTTTGTAGGTTGCCTTCTGAAAACTCCTACCTCTTTAGCTATATCATCTAAATATTCTCCTTCAGCAGTTTCTGCAAAAGAATTGAGAAAGATATAATCTAATTTTTGATAAAGTTTTTCTAGTTCTATACTTACTGGTGCTAAATTATCATAAAACAGTCCTCCTTCTGTTCTGTCATATTCCCCATTCACATTTTTGAGCATCCCGTCTAATATCTCTTTTTGTTCTTTTTTTATTATCATAAATAACCCTCCCACTCAAATTCTTGGAAGTCCTTCGATACTACTGTAAATTTTGTTTCCAATGTATGTTTTATTAGTTGTATATCTATGTTTTTTATTTCAATAATTTGTTTATTTTTTAATATTGTTTCTTTCAGTTCTCTTATGAATTCACCATATAAAACAGGAGTTGGAAATCTTTGTCCTTGTAAATTGGCTTTATAGGTCATTCCATATTGATTAATTCCATTACCTTTGTAAATATTCCATTTATATTTCTCTGTCAAAAGTACTTTTTCTAGCCACATCCTTACAGCTCTTTCATCATCTGTTTTAATTAGTTTTCCATTTTTTCTTAACATCTTCCCTTTTTTGAAATCAATTAGAAAAGTTTTTCCATTTGTTTCTTTTTGGATCTCTGCTACTTGTTTTGAATAATCAATGAAATTTATTTCTGGTAATATTCCCATTCAAGGCTCACCTCCGGAGCATAATTAAATACATCAACTACAAAAAATTTATCTTCCTCATAATTAGGTATTACTAAAACATACATTCCAGGAATTAAATTAAATACGGTCTGCAATATAAATTTTCCTTTAGTTTTATTTTCCTTCTCATTATGAAGTGTTGGTATTTGCATAGACTCTATAGAGCCGCTTTGAGATAAAGCTAGAACCGCTCCACCTTTTTCCGTACTTCCAGTTCCTGATGTAGAAAGGTTATCTATATTAACTTCAGAATTAGTTTTTCCTGAGATAAATGTATTATCTTGACTTTCATAATCTTTCATAGTACATTCTATAGCTAATCTATTTGTGATAGCATTAGAAAGATAAATCTTATCTGCATCTAATATCCCATAACCGCCCAATAATTCAATTGATATATCAGGAAGTGGCCTTAAAATTTTTCCTAAGACTGCTCCAATAGGCTTTGGATTATCTCTTTCTTTAAATTTTTCTGCCATGGCTATATCCCAAGCTTTTTGATTATCACTCATTCCTGATACACCTCCAGTTTTAATTCTGATTTATGAATCCCATTTTGTACTGTATGATTACTTTCTTTTATTAAATATTCTCCTTTTAAATTAAAAAATGGCAAGTTCAAATCTATCACTCTGCCACTTTTGACTTTATCATCCCCTAAGATAGTGATAGAAAAATTTTCAGTAATTCTATTTAATTTTTTTAACTCATTCTTTGCCACAAGTTTTGCTTTTTTATATTCCTTTTCATCAAGTATTACAACCTCTTGCAACATTCCATACTTTTTAATACTTTCTTGATCCTGTTCTTTTCCTACTGTTCTTACAGCTTCTTTATCTGCTGTTATTACCAAGACAGAGTTTTTCATATCAATAATAGATTTATTTAAAGAAACATTACCTACAAAATCAGCCACATTAACAAAGTGATTTTTATGTAGCTCATACTGCCCTGTTACCTTTATTTTTTTAAAAGGCCCTACTTTCAATATCCCTTTATCCATTTCAATAAAAAATTTCTTGGAATTGTGTTGTGAACATTGATTAATAATGTCATAAATCACTTCTGAAACAGCTTTATCTTTATATATTTTATCTATCTTAGTATCTAACCCAGAAACTTCAACTTTAATTCCAATTTCTTCACATAAAGATTTTACACATTCATTTCCTATCATTTTTTTAAATTGCCTGATAACTGTAGATTTATTCAAGTACCAAGCCATATCATATGCCACAAAGTTTGTTGTTTTTTCATTTAAGTTTTCTGATACAATAATAGCTTGAAGCAAACTTTCACCTTTATCATTTATAAGTTGTACACTGTCACCAAGTGTGATATCCCAAAGAAAAGAAAAGTTTTCATCATGTCTGTTTACTGCCACATCAAAATTTAACTCTGCTCCTAATGTATCAACACTATCACGCCAATTTAGATTTGCTGAGTAAGCTGTTATATCCTTATCTTTTACAATAATCTTATACATTGTTATCACTTCTTTGAACTGGTAAAATATATTCTTGTATTTCCAGTGTGTATGGCATATCTCCAGCTTTATCTCTTAATGCATAAGTAAACTTATATCTGCAAAGCATATTTAAAACTACTTTATACCTATCTACTACAATTATCCTGATTGGGATTTTTAAATCTCTATATTTTTCTAAAAAATCAACATATTCTTGTGGGTCTCTATATTTCAACCAACTTATAAAATTATATTTCTTGCTAGGAAAAAAAGAGGAAAAGGAAAAATTTCTCAATCCTTTCCCCCCTATTAAATTTAAAACAGATCCATCTATTGTTTGGAACTCTTCATCAGTAGTTTCACAAATAATTGGCTCAATTCCCTGAACTATAGGGATTGTTATTGTTTCTTGTTGTCCGTTTTCATTTTCTGCTATGAATATAATATCCAAACCCTGTACCTCCTTACATGTTACCTATTGCTGCTACAACTTTTCTTCCTGTATATTCTGCATATCGTTCCATATGCTCTCTTTCTCCAATAAAATTTCCACTAATATGAACATGTACCTCTACTTTTTGATTGGATTTTCCAATCATAGTTTTACTTTGTTCATGGCTCATTACTTTTGTTCCTGCTGGTAAGATAGCTGTTTCTGTTCTGCCACCCTCATTTATTTGTGTTTCCCCGCCTTTAAAATAGCTTGTTCCAAGTGCTTTTCTTCCAATTGTTCTAGTTTTAGATTTATCTGAGGTTTTATTCTCTGTGATATTGATTGTTTTATCTTTTATTTCTGTATTATTCCAAAATTTAAACTTGTCAATAAGTCCGCTTATAGCATTTTTAGCAGTCTCTACTGGATTTTTCACCATCTCTAAAATAGGTATAAATTTATCTTTTATAGTTTCCCAGTTATCATAAATGGTTTCTTTTAACCATATAAATAGATTAATAGCCTGTCCAATAGGGTTTCCAAACTTAATAAACCATTTAATCACACGCCCAATTGGATTATTGTCGAGCATCTCCCAAAGTTGCAAAGTTTTTGCTTTTACTAAATCCCAATTTTTATATAGCATCCATCCAATTCCTACTAATGCTGCTATTGCTGTAATAACTATCCCTATTGGATTAGCACTCATTGCAACATTCAAAGCTATTTGCTGTATTGTAAGTCCTTTGGTTCTAGCTGCTTGTATTCCATCCCATATGGCTTTCAATTTCATTGCTCCAACCATAGCTAAAGTATATGCAGAAGAAATAAACATAACTGTTTTATATGCAGCCAAAGCACCAACCACGGTATAAACTATTGGACTTATCCTATCCCAGTTATCAATAATGCTTTGTGCAATATCTATAGCCTGTCCTGCTCCTTCCAATAATATATTTTTAAATTCTTCAAGTGCAGGTTTTCCTCTATCCCATAAGCTGCCAAACAACTGCTTGATTTGTGTAATGTATGGATCAACTTTTATAATAAGCTGTTCTACTTTATCAGCAGTTCCTAATATCAAATCCTGTATCCCTGGAATTTTAGAATGAAACCATACAGCTAATTTACCTAAATAAGGCATAAGTTTCTTTCCTACTTCTGCCTGCATATCACCAAAAGCTCCCTGTGCTGAAATTATTTTCCCTTCATCAGTTTCCCTTAAAGCTTTATTTGTTCCTCCTATAGACTTATTTACTTTTTTAACTATGAAATCCAATCTTTTTTCAGCTTTCATTGTTTTAAAAACTTTTTCTTCTGCTTTTGTCAATTGGACTCCGTATTTTAATAACCCTTTAGTTTTACCATCCAAAGCTTTTCCAATAACATCTGCCATAGCAATACTATCTTCTTGTGTTGCGTTAAATCCTTTTTCTTTAGCTACCATATCACTCAGTATAGGCATAGTTTTTTTAATTTGGTCATGGCTCAACTTGTACATAGCCAACTGTCCTGCTCCTGCAACAATTACATCATCACCAATTACACCTAAATCTTGCAAGGCTCCAGCTTCATCTTTCAAACTGTTTATCCTGTCTATGCTATAGTTATTTGTTCTTTTTAGATTTGCTTCAAGAAGTTTATCTGCTTTAAGTTTTTCTTTTGCTGCATCAATAGACTGCTTCAGAAAAACACCTGTTGCAGCAGTCAATGCACCAAATCCTATAGCTGTATACTTTGCAGCTTTCTTCATGGCCTCTTTTGTTGCATTCCCAAAAGCTTTTACCTTATTACTTGCTTTCTGCAAATGTTTATCCATTGCTTTTGTATTTTTAGTTGCATTTTGTAATGGTTTTGTAAATTGATCTTTCAAGCTCAATAAAACATTTATATTCTTTGCCATTTTTCACCTCCTGTGTTCTACTATCTACTTGTATAACTCATTTAGAAGCCTTTCTTGATATTTTACTCATTGAGCAAATAGAAAGGCTTTAAAATCAATTTTACAAAGTTATTTCTTTTTAACTTTTGGTTGCTGTGTTGTTGGTCTGCTATTATTTACTGCTGAGTTATATTTTTTCTCTTTTCTTCTAAAATATAAATAAGTTCCACATACACCAATTATCAATCCTAAAAACCAATATCCTGCTATAGTCATAATTACCCCTCCTTATTCATTCTTTCGATTTCTAAGTCCATTGTTGCAAGCATAAACATTTTTTCGGTTATATTTAAATTTAATAAGTAATCTATTTTAAATCCTTTCAATGTATAAAAAGAGAGGAATGCCATTTCAGCATCCCCCAATATTAGTTTTTTATTTCTTCAACCTCTTCTTCAATTAAATTCGTTTTCTTCTTTTCATCTGCTAACCCATAAATTCCCAGTATTTTCTCTGCTAATTTTCCAATTTCTCCCAAGTTTTCATCAAAAACTTTAGTCACTAATTCGTGAGGTTCTGCTACTCCATAAGCTGTTTGTAATTCTTTTTCTTTAAAGACTGGACAATGTTTTAAAATTATCTTGCAGTTCATTTCGTTTGAAGCTTCCATACCTCTTTCGTCTGTACTGTCCATGATTTTCATAATATCTCTTGCTTTTTGTTTTACAATTTCAATATTTCCTCCCAGAACTTCTGAATTAAAAAGAAATACTTTCATTTTATCATTTTCTGATTGCTGCTTTCTTGCAAGAAGTGTCTCTAAAGTTATGTGTTTACCTGCTTTTATACTCATTTTATGTTTCCTCCTAAATTATTTAATCATATCGATAAATCTATATCCTGAAAAAGAAAATGGAACTTCTTCTTCTCTGATTTCTTTATTTGCCCATTTTAAAGCCATTAGTTCATTTATTGTTACTCCAGTGAATTCTACGCGTTCTGCCCCATATGCTGTGGGATCTTCTAATTTTCCAACTAACTTTATATCAGGAAGATCTCCAGTTTGAATTCCCTCATGTAGTAGTTCAGCAATAGAAGAATCTATTTTATGTAATGTCATAGTTCCTTCACCTGTAAAGCCCATATATCTTTTATGCTTTCCTAAATCTCCTACAATATCAATATCTTCATATTCTAAGTTTATCTTAGCCTCAAAAGACTTTGCTGCTCCTAGTTCATCATTGTTTAGCCAGACAGCCCCAAAAGAACCACGCAATATTTTATTTTTATCCATTTTTTTTGCCATTTATTTATCCTCCTAAAACATGTTGATGGTAAATTTAAAATCTTCTACTGCATTCAAAATTTTAATTTGTGCTGTCATAAATACTTTTTTCTTAAATGTTAATTTTTTGATTTGTTCATCTTCCATATCTTCAACTTCTGTTTTCCCAACCGCTAGCCAAGCTGATTTTTGAGCCTCAACATCAACCTCTGAATAGTTGTTGTATTCTTTATCTAGGATATCTTCTCGAGCCAATTCTTTAAAATAAGCATTGATTGCAGAAAAGAATAAAACCTGATTATCATATTTATTTTTATACTTACCTATCCAGCTTTTAAATGTTGAAAATATATCATCTCTCATTAAATCCATAGATTCAATGATAATAATATCCTTCATATCTTCTGTCTCATCTTGTGTGATTTCTTGTAGTGATGTACAAGCTCTTGCAACTCTAATATCTCCTTCATCTTTATGTAAACAAAATCCTCCTTCATCAATGACATCATCAATATCATCAAATAAAGATACTTCTTTTAAATTACTACATAAAAAACTTGTTGCGGATCTTGTCATTGGAAGTCCTGCCAGCATTCCTAAAATAGATGGGATATATTGCCATCCTTCTACTTCTCCACGACTGTCAACAAATGTAACTTTTTCATTCATTAAATTAACTATCCCTTTATTATCTGGTTTAGTAGCTTTATGAACTACTGCTTTATAAGTTTTCCCCGCTTTTCTCATTGATTTTATCCATGAAACAAGTGTTGCTGTATCAGCTTCTGCTCCATCATACCCTAATCCTAACCAATTAATTCTCTCTTGAGCTACCAATTTCAATATATCTGCTAAAGTTCCATCTTTTATATTAAATATAACGACTTTAGCTGGAGTAAATTGAAAACAGTCTTTTACTAATTGTAAAAAACTCTCTGTATAATCTTCAGCTTTAATATCTGTTATGATTTTATATTCTTTTCTTGTCCAATCTTTTGTTGAATCTTTTATAATCAATCCCACAATTCCTAATTGACTTCTTTTTACAGCAGTAATTGCCTTCTGTTTAAAAATAATATCAATAGTTGGTCTACCCATTAGTTTCCTCCTCATTTTTAAAATTAAATTCTAATTCTTCTATCATGTTTTCTGTAATATCATTTTGAATCTCTTCCATTGTATAACTGTCAATACTCGCTATTAATACCCCTTCTGTTTCCTCGAATTCAACTTCTTCCGCAGGGATAGCAAAACTTTCATTTATCCAAAGAGTACCGAGGAAAGCTTCTTCTAAATCATCCATCATTTTTAGTCTTTCTATTCTTGATTTTCCAATATTCTTAGGGAAATAGTAAATTCTGATTGTTAAATTTCGTTCTTTATAAGTTGTCATAAAAGCACTTGTTTTTAACCCTTCTAGCTCTGTACGAAAGCTAGGTCGATTAAATTTTTCTGTTATATCTTTACTATCTATTTCAACTTTAGGGAAGGTTTCTGCAAGTTTACTATTCACAGCATTTAAAATCTCGCTTAATTTAACCATTAAAAACCTCCATTTTTGATAATTTCATCCATCAATCCATCTGCATTCTTTACAAATTCATCTTGAAATTCTGTTCTTGCTTCCTCTAAAATCCTATATCCTTTTTTAAACCCGTGTTCTTTCCCTGTCTTGTCTTTAATTATATGGCCGTGCTCAATTAGATGAGCATGTGACATATTATTATAAACTCTTACAGTATCTTCTTCTTGATTGTGTTTATAAACTTTCCCACGTTTAAATCCTTTTAGATAGTTTCCACTTTTTTCTTTTAATTTGGATTTTGCTTTCTTTTTTACTCTCGCTTTCAACTTATTTCCTTGACTTTGTAAAAATTTCTTTGTTTCTTTTGGGTATTTTTTTGCAAGTCTTAAAACTTCTCTCTCCAAATTTTCTAAATCCCTTGAGCTAAATCCATCCATAGTTTTTACTCCTCTATTCTTTTACAAAATACCTCAATGAATTGATTATCTTTAAAGTCTCGGTTGAAATAGACAACTTCATATTTTTCTTTCTCAAATATAAAAAACCAGTCCTTTTGAATTCCTTGAACTGATTTTCTTCTAAATGTGAATTTAAATTGATGTTCGTTGCTCTCTGTTTCTGCCTGTCCCTGTTTCACACTAGAATTTTGAGGAACAATTTCACTAAAAGCATTTTTAAATTTTTCTGGTATTTTTTCATTCTCTCCCAGTTCATTTTTACCATCTATCATATGCCATACTTCTACAGAATGTCTTAATCGCTTTGTTATATTTTCCATTTAGCCACCCGCTTGTAATTGTGTCATCATGCTTCTTATTGTATAATTAAAGTCCTTGCTTTCCCCTGATTCACGATTATCATACCAATCCTGAATAATTACATACATTAGAATTTTGGCTCTTTCTTTAAATTTTTCTTCCTTCAAACGTTCTTCCAAATTGCATATAGCATCATTTAAATAATTTTCTGCTGCAACCATTAAAGATTGCAGCAAATTATCATCTTCATCATAATCAATCCTGAGATAGTTCTTTACTTCTTCTGTTTTTAAAAGCATAAGCTATCCTCCTAAGCAGTTGTACCTACCTCTAAATATACCATCGCTTTTCCATCTACTTTTTTAACATCAAATCTTTCTATGGCTCTAATTAAAGTAGCATTCTTAGTGAATCCAGCTTCACTAGATACTGCAAGTTCTAACCCTTCTCTGTCAAAGAATGTTGCAAACTCTACCATATCCCCAACAAATACAGGAGCTTTCGTTGCTTTCATTGGTAGTAATGTGTCTAAAAGTACTATAATTGGTCTACCTTTAAAAAGTTTTTTAGTTTCATCTTGCAAACTAACTGTTAAAAGTGGTCTTCCTTGTTTATCTTCCATTTGATCTAATATATCAAAATATGTTTGATTTGTAATTATGACTGCATTTTGAGAAATTGCAGGATCTAAATCTTTATTTAAAGTTGTAATAATACCTTTGTAATCAGTAACAGGTTTAGCAGTCAGTGTATTTAATAAAGCTATAATCTTTTTATTCTCAGTATTAACAGCTTTTTTATTAAATCTTTTTCCTATGTATGTTATTAGATTAGCTTTTTCATCTGCTAATAAAGTATTAGATATAGGAATAATATCCCCATAGTCTGCTGTATTGTACGCAACTTGTGCAAAATCAACATCTGATTGATCTATTTCATTTAATTCCTCAAATGCAATTAATTCTCCTGTTCCATCTTTTTCAATAGGCATTGTACCTTTAAAAGATGTTACTGGAACAATATTACACAAAGTTTTTAAAGAAACTAAAGTTCTTCTTAATTCTTTGATTTGTGTAAATTGCTCAGTAGGAACTAAATATCCTCCCTTTCCATCTGTAGCTTCTACTTGTCCTGGTGTTCCTGCGGCATTTAAAAAAGCCATTTCTTCTTCTGAAACTGACTTTCCAAGTAATACTCTGTTATAAATTCTATTTATGTTCATTTCTTTTTTATTTACCAATGGTTTCTTATTTCCTCCTGCATCTAAACTTTCTTCCAACTCTGCTTCTCTGATTTTATTTTCAATATCTTTTAAACTTTGCAACATTCCGTGTGCTTCTTCAATTTTATTTTCTAGTTTTAAATTTTTGATTTTGTTTCTCATTGCTTCTGCGTCTTTTCTTAATTCTACCGATTTTTTCATAATTAAATCCCTCCTAAGGCTAATGTAATTTCAATTTCTTTACTTAAATTTTCCAATCTTGCCACTTCTTTTGCTTTTAATTCGTCATTTTTATGAACTGCTTTATTTAGAATTTCTTTTGGAGTATTTTTGAATTTCTGATTTGTTCCCACATAATTTACAAAGTTAGTTCCTTGACCTACAATCACATTGAAAAACTTAGCAGCTTCCTCTCCTGTAAACCATGTCTCTTCTTTCATAAGGTTTAAAATATCTTCTCTTGTTACTCCCTCAACTGCTTTTTCCTCATAAGTATTTGCAATTCCATCTTCCAGTTTTTCCAAAACTTCAATTTGAGTTCTTAAATCATCTGCATTTCCCCAAATACCACAACTTACTCTGTGTATCATAAGGTATGCATTATTTGGAATAATAACTTCATCACAACCAAAAGCAATTATTGATGCAGCACTTGCAGCTAGTCCATCTACATAAGCAACTGTTTTCCCTTTATAATTTTTTAGCATATTGCAAATAGCTACTCCTGCAAAAACTTCTCCACCATAGCTGTTGATATGAACATGAACTTCTTTATTATTTGCCTCAGCCAAAGCTTTTTTAACTTCTAACGGATATACATTGGTATCTTTCAAGCCGAACCATTCCATGATGCCATCATTGTATGCATCATTTTCTATATCTCCGTTGATAAAAATTTCTGTAATTTCTGCTTGATTTCTAATTTCTAACCATTTTTTACTCACCCTCTTCACCTCCTTTTCGATATGCTGCTCCTAGCTGTTCTAAAGACACATAGCTTCCATTCACCATAATAACATCTCCTCCCTCAACTTCAGGCATTCCCGCACGTTTTCTTGCCTCGTTTATTGTATAAATACCGCCAGAAACATATTTATTTAAACATTCTGCCTGTGTTTTTAAGTCTCCTCTTAAAATACTTGCAACATTGAATTCAAAATGTATCCCTTGTGCTCTTTCTTTTTCTGTCAGCAGTTTCAAATTGAATTCTTCTTCATACAAAGTCAGAATATATAAAAGTGTATCAATATAAAAAGTCAAGTTTTGCATTTCTGAATTTGCATAACTTGACTTATCATAATTATTTAAATGATTAGGCTTTACTCCATAGGCTGCTGCAACTTGTAATGCTGTGAATTTTTTTAATTCAAAGAATTGGCTATCTGTTAGTTTAAGATCCAAAGGAACAACATCCATTCCAGGAGGTAGTGGCATAACTCCAGTAGGATTGGTTTTTGAATTGATAAAATCTTCAATTTTTTCCAATAGTTTTTTTTGCAAGTCCTTATTCAAATCTCCTGTATATCTCAAAATTGCTTTAGCAGTCAATCCTCTATCATAGAGATTATTGAGGTACTGTTGGCTGGCTTTTACCCCTCGAAGTGTTGTAGCAAGTGTTTCACGCACTGACATACCTACTATTCCATCTTTACTAAGTCCTCCTTTCAAGTGTAAAATCTCATCTTTACTAAAAAAATATGACTTTCCCTCTTTATTATATTCATACCAAAGTGTTTCTGTGCCATTAAAAAGTCCTGTATTATCTATCCAAATTCTTACACATTGTGGATCCAATGGATATATTCCAATTAATTTTCCACTAAGGTCATAACTGAGATATGCATAAGCATTTCCATAATGGTTTCTCCAATATTCTAATAAAGTTTTAAATGTGCTTGATGTCATAAAAGGATTTACTCCATTTTTTAATCGCTGCAATGCATCATGATTAGCAATCCTATTATTATCACTATCTTTTAAATGCAGTGATAACTTCCCAAGGCTCTCTGAGAGTACTTTTAAGCAGGTGAAATAAGTAACTTCTGATAAATCTGTTCCTATTTTCAAGCCAAAAAATTCTCCAAAATTCATTCCTGTTATTCTTGTACTTTCTGTTTTTGTTGCAACTTTATTGAAAAATCTTTTTATAATTCCCATATTTCACCCCCTTTATAATTTTTTATCCCATCAATTCCAACCAATCCTTTACAGATTCGTTGATATCAACATCTTCTTTTTTATTTAGCAACATAATTTTCCATGCATCAATAATTGCATCTACAGGATCAATTCTATTTTTTTGTGCTTGTTTATCAATCTTAATTTCCCCAAAGCTATTACTTGTTGTTGTCGCATTTGCAATTGACCATTTGAGTAAACTATTTCTCTTATCATAAAGCACTTGTGTTGCTTTTACAGATAGAGCAAAATCAATTGTTGCATCATTTAAAGATTTTGCTGATTGTTTCACTTCTGTTAAATCACAATCTAAAAATTCTAAATCACTTAAAAAAGATCCTGCATTATGGGCATCATAACCACATTCTAGGATTTCAATTTCATACTTTTCTATAATTTCTTTTAAATGTGAAATAATAAACTTATAGTCAGTTTTTACTCCAAAGCCACCAGTGGTAAGTGTTAAAAGTCCTTCTCTTACCCAAATTCTATAAGGTACATCATCTGTTTTTTCATGTTCTGCCAGTCTTAATTCTGGCATAAAAGAGTGACTATAGATATAAACCTTCTCTTCTTCCATAGGAAAAATAAGAGCTATGCTAGTTAAATCCCCACCTTTGGAAAGGTCAAAACCTAAATAAGCTTTTCTTCCCTTCATGTCTTTCAATGTAAGTTCGCTTTCACAACTTTTAAACTTTGCTAAATCAATGTATTGACCTCCTTTTGCAGTAACCCACATATTCAACTGTTTTGTTAAAAAATTGGTGAGATCTTCTCCACCTTTTTCTTTTGCATCAATTGCTTTCTCTGCATATCTGGCTAGTTTCTTTTCATTTATTGTCCCATCTTCATTGAAAAGGAAATAAGGATTTGATTTTAGCCAATTTTTAGGTTCCCAAATATCATCGTCTTTATCCATTTCACAAATAAAAATAAAAAGAGACTCCTTATCCACAAGTCCCTCCAATATTTTCTCACAAAATTGATAGTGTTCATAACAAAAGCTATTTAAGTTAAAACCTGCTGTTGTAATTGCTAAAGTTAAAGCATTATCAACATCTGCTTGTCCATCTAATAAAAGCTTATACATTTGGTTATTTGGATGCGCATGCAGCTCATCACAAATAGCTAGAATATTTCCGAAACCATCCATTGATTTTGTATCTCTACCTAAAGACTTAATAACTGTATCTGTAATTAAACTTTTTATGGTTCTATCATGTTCTTTTACTTTATATAATTCAATCAAATCCACATCAGATTCTATAAAATTACGAATATCATCCCACACTATATTAGCCTGTTCTTGCTTTGTTGCTGCACAAAATATCCTGTCTTTCATTCCTAAATAGCTGCTAAAGAATGTTGCCTGTTCTCCAGATAAAAAAGATTTCCCATTTCTTCTACCTACTTGAATATATGCTTCCCTGAAACGTCTTTCTTTTGTTCTTTTTCTTCTCCATCCATGTAAAGAACCAATAATAAAATCTTGAAAACCTCTTGTTTTTAAAGGTTCTCCATTCTTCATAATAAGAGTATTTGCAAAATCGATAGCAAATTCTGCCTCTTCAACATCAAATTTGAATTCAAATTTCTTTCTTTTTAAATCATCAAGATGTCTTTTACATGCTAAAAATTCTTTTCTTCCAGCTATTTTCTTACCACTAACCACCGACTTTGCATATATTGTTGTTCTATCTTGTCTCATAAGCTACCCTTGTTTTCGAGTTCTTATCAATTCTATAAACTTATTTTCTTTTGAATCTTCTTTTGTTGGAACAATCAACTTTAATCTATCAGTTGTGGCTAATCCGAGCTTTGTAGAACACTGCATTATTTGTTTTACATATTTTTCTTGAACTATTAAAAGAGGATGTACTGTTTCATATTTATCATTTGCTGTAGTTCTTATTCCAAGATAGCCGTTTTCCTGAATTAATTTAGAAACATCAACATAGCAGGAATATGCGTTGCAATAAATTGCAAGTATCCCCAAATCCAAATTATCCAAGATGTCTATTTTCCCTGCTTCTTCAACAACTTTTTCAAATTCTTCTTTAGCCTCATCTCTAAGCCATTCAGGAGCTTTCAATTGTTCTCTTCCAAGTTTTAATTTTTCTTCCTGGATTTTTCTATTTTTAATTGCTTCTTTTCCAATTTTTCCTGTTGAAATATCAATTACTTTTCTTGGCCTTCCTGCCATGATAACACCTCCTTTTTTATTTTGGTTTTATTGAAATTTCATTTCTGGCATTTTCTTGGGAAAATATGGGGGATGCGGTATTACGAACCCTTACCCAAAACTTTTTTTATCTCCCCCATAAGTATATTTTTTTATAATCTTAAATAATATTTCTTGCATCTTCTCTTTAGCTTCTGAACTCTTTACATACTCCGCATGTATAAAGGCATGTGTCCTATCCCCCACCCATATGAGATTATTAATATCTAAAGCTCTTCCTCTATTTTCTTCCAGCTCTTCTATGTGATGTGTCAGACTGCCTTTAACTATTCTTTTATTTATCTCAAGCTCATATAGATCTAATCCATTTGCTCTAAGCTTACATAGTCTAGTTAGCTTCTTCCACTCTCTGCTATTATAGAACTTAGCATTTACTTTATTTCTATTCTCCCTATCATACCCCCTCCCCCTCTTCTTTTTACAAGAACAAATCTCATCATGTTTTATTTTATTTCCACAGCTACCACATATCTTATATAACATATTTCCTCCAATAAATATAAAAAGGCCAAAAGGATAATTCTCCTCTTGACCCAATTCTATATTTTATATAATATCATATTTTTTACTATCATTCACTCTCATTTTTATGAAATTTAAAATTTTCTAATGCTCTACCATGAATTCGGTATGTGTGACTTAGAGAATAACATATTTTATTAGCTATTTGATCCCATGTAAGATTAAGTATATATTTGCTTTCCATTAAAATTTTTTCATCTATATTTTTTATATTCTCTAATTCCATTAATAACTTTTGTTGAAAATCATCAAGTTTGTACATTTTATTTTTTATTTTATTTTCCAGTTCTATTACTTTGTTCATCCTATTGACTGTATTACTATCATCCTTAATAGGTCCTCCTTGAACTTTCTCTGATAACTTTATGGCTTGAAGCCCATCAAGATTACTTTTAAGTTCTTTTAATATCTCTCTATCATGCTCTATTTCTTTTTTTAGTTTAGAGCCTTGTCTAAGATATTCCTTTTTTGTCATGTTGTTTCACCTCTACCTTATCAACTGCCCAGTCAGCTATGCTATCCATATATTCACTTTCAACACCACAATAACAGCACATATACTTAGATCCTCCTATTCCTTCACGACCTATTCCTATAAATCTATTAACTGCACTAAGGTCCAAACCGAATTGCTTTTTTTGATTTTTCCTCCCTACCTCTTGATAAATTTATAGTTCTTCAAATACCTAGAATATCTTTTTATATACTCAAACTCATTTGGTTCTATCTCTCTACCTGTTAAATACCTATTCATTATATTTTTTACTGTTTCCTCTACTTCACCAGCTTTTATTTTCATGCTACACCTCACATTATTAAATATAACCCTATTCCAACACCGATAGCTATACCAACTATCAAGAAGGTCATAGCTACCAGTATTAAGCCTGTTATTAAGTATTTCTCCATATATTCCCTACATGTCTATAATTGTATCTGTTAGCTTGTCTATAAATTTTTTATAATCTTCATCATCCATTCCGCCTAATTTATCTATAAACATATCTGTAGACTCATAATGACTTATTGGTATTTTCATATCTGTACCTTTGTAGCATTTAATTTTATCTTGCCATGTTAATTCTAAAATCAACCCATTTATTATTCCTGTTAATCTTTCTCTTTGTAACTCCTCATACGTGTATCCGTTTTCCATTTCGATTCCTCCTTTTATTAACAAACCTTTTTATAATTCTCTATTATTTGATTTATATCTCCTTCAAATAATTTACAAGCTATTTCATATAACTGTGGTAATTTATTCATTATTTTATCTATATATTCAAGTTTATTTTTCATTTTAGGTTTATTATTTTTGTTGTAGTTATCTATTCTTCTTTTTATATCAACATGATATTTTCTTTCGAATTCAAAGTATAGCAATCTCCATCTTTCCTGAAAATCTGCCCCTTTATATCTTACTACTGAATTAAGAATCTGTCTCATATCCATTAATTCTATCTTATCAGTAAGTCCAATAATGACATCTTCTTTATATTCTATTTCTTTTGTTTTATATTCTATTTCCTCTTTCAAAGGTTGAAGTTCTAATTCTAATAAAGCTTTATGCGATCTAGCTACTATATCAGGATCATTTGAAAATAAACCTAGTTTCAACCTATCTTCATAAGAAACTATATTTCCTAACTGTTTTTCTAATTCTTCAATATAAGACATTATATGCTTTCTTACAAATTTACTTTCTCTTACTAACACTTGTCTTGCTTGATTAAATGTTAGTTCAAACATAGGATATTCTCTCCCTCTATCATTTTTATAAGTTGACTGGGAAATTTTTCCCAGTGAGATTTCTTCCTCAAACTCATCACGAATTATTTTTAATAAGTCATTATGCCCTAGTTCTGTTTTATTCCCTTCCTGTTCTCTGAAAAAATTAATCTGTTCTACCAACTCTAAACTCGTAACTGTATTTTTTCTTTCTAAAATTGCTAAATTATTCATATTCTCCCTCCTCATTTCTGTTTATAAAAGGTCCAACTATCAGGGGTTCTTCTCTTATGACAACTTGCCCCATACAATTAAAATAATACCTTTCAACCATTTCTATTTCTGTATTATTTTTCATTGTTCCCTCCTAGCAATTCGGCTGCTGCCTTTACAATACATATCAATTCAAATCTTGTTTTATTCTCTTTTTGAAACTGCTCTTTATATTTTTTTATACAATACTCTTTTCTTTGTTTATTTAAAGCTTGATACTCTTCTAATGGGTAACAATCCTTAAACATATTTTTTCCAAACTGTCTATTATTAGTTGTTTTTATACAAGTTTTAAGGACTTTCTTACACTTAAACTCTGTTATACTTAAAATTTCACTTCCATATGGCATCCTAGTTACCAATAAAAACTCTTCCCCTTCTTTGAAGTCATTTATATCCATCATCTTTACATCCTCTCTATTATCTCTATCACTTCATCCAAGCTTCTTACAACATAATAAGCAGCTCCGTGTTTTTTAAGTTCTTTCTCAACTTCTTTTTGGTTATTGCTTTGTTTTCCTTCCCCTGTTTTAACTTCCAGCCCTATAAGAAGCCCATCTTTTAAACAGATAATATCTGGGAATCCTTTTTTTGCACCTTTAGGGAATACTCTATATGCTTTTCTCTTAGGGTCATACACTCCCATATTATTTACTCTATGTAAAAATAACTTTCCTTGATTTTCTAATAACTGTAAATAGTCTATTATGCTTGATTGTATTTGAGTTTCTGTCATTCCCTCACCTCTACAAAAATAACATCTTCCCTATCACTTCTAAGATGTTTCTGGCATTCTCCAGCTACAACTGGACTAAGACAGTTGCTTCTGAACCAGTATAAACAACCATAACAATAATTCATTGCACCCCTCACACATTTTATCTTTGTCTTGTTATCACTTTCAAATACCTCTCCTATTTTTCTTTCCATATCTGCCACCACTTTTTATTTTTTAAGTTTTCCAACTCTAATTTTAATTCAGCATTTTCATATAAAAGTTCCCTATTTGCTCCAGCTGCTCTTTTCCAATTGTCAAGAAATGTATCTCTATTATCTTTTATTATTTTTCTAATCTCCTTCAAAACCTCTTCCTTACTCCCAAGGTTTCTTGAAGGTGCTCCTTCCACTCTTGTTTCTTTTTTCAAAAATGTATATATTTTTCTAAGTTCGTCTCTAGTCATTTAGTCCTCCTATGCTATGCTTTCTTTTTTCAATTCATTCAATATTTCAGGGTATTTCCTCATGTTTATTTTGTTGTTTTTTAGCCATACTTTAAGATGGTATTTACTAGGTAAAGTCTGTTCTAAGTCTACCAGTCTATATCCTAAACAACATTCATAAAAAACCTTATATATCCCATCTGGTAAAATTTTTATATTCTTTAACAAGATAGAATCAAGTATTCTGTTATCCTCTTCTTTTCTTATTCTATCTATCATCTTTCTTTCACCTCTTGAATTTCACCTCTGAAATTAAAGTAAATTTTTGTTAGTTCAGAATTTCTATTTTTTAGAACATCCACTTCTAAAAGAGTTCTGTCTGCTTCTTCTTCGTAATAAGCTTGCCTATACAACCCAATTATTATACTGGCGTCTTGTTCTATTTGCCCTGAATCCCTTAAATCTGATAATACAGGATGTCTGTCAGCTCTACTTTCCACGGTTCTTGATAATTGAGCCAATGCTATAACTACTATTCCAAGCTCTTTAGCTAGTTTTTTAAGTGAAATTGATATGTCTGTTACCTGTTCATATCTGCTACCTTTTACTGCTGAACCTAGTAATTGCATATAGTCAACAATGATATAATCAAGTCCATTTTGGTCTTTCTCTACTTTGCATATTTCAAGAATTTTGTTTACTGTAAAGTTCCCAGTTATGATATTGAGATTATCTCCAAGCTTTGCAAGTTCTGTACTAGCCATATTTAAATACCCATGAGCCTTTTCTGGAAGCTTTAAAAATCCTTCTGTACTTTTTAGAAAATTAAGCTGTACACCAGACATTTGTGACATGATTCTATTTATTACTTGTTTTTCTGACATCTCTAAGCTAAAGAAAATACCTTTATTGTTGTTTTTAGCTAGGGATAAGGCTTGTGATAGTATAAATGCCGTTTTCCCCATTCCAGGTCTTCCTGCAATTATTACTAGATCCTCAGCTTCCATTTGAACATATTCATCAAACCGTTTCCAACCTGTTTTTAATGGATTTTTAGGTGGATTTTCTATGTTTTTATAATATTCATAAACTACATTTTTCAAATTCAATTTCTTCACAGTCTGGCTTTCTCCTAATATTTCATCACGGATATTTGAAACTTCATTTAAAAGTTCCTCATTTGTTCCCAGTTCTGTGGCTTCCAGTAACTTTTTTTTGATATAGTCTTGTTTTAAGTCTTTAATATACAAGTCTAACCTTTCATTGTAAGCCTCTATTTTATCAATTTTATAAGCTATTTTACCATCGTTTTCTGTTAGCAAAGAAGCGTCTATAAGCTCATTATTAACCATTCTTAATTTACATCTTTTAAGAATTTCATTAGCTTCCTTGCTAAACATTTTACTTGGAATAGATAGTATTTTTTCTTGATCTGCTTTAGATATACCCAACAGTAACAAGCAGTATATTATTTTAATTTCAGAATCCATTTTACGCACCTTCCCCTATTTTTTCATCAAAGAATATCCATCTTATAACCCCAGTATCATCCTCTCCAATATAAGCATTTGTTTCATCAGGTATACGTTTAACTGTACATCCAGCATTACTAGAAACAGGCTTGACCTCTGGTTTATCTTTGTAAGCATCTGCCAGTATTAGATCTATCATGGACTTTACTGAAAAATTGGTTATAGTAGGCTTACGCTTTTTATCTTCTCCTAACAAAAACTTAGATTCCGATATTTTCTTTAACAACAATTCCATATCAATTTCTCTGTATTTGCTAGGTAATATCACATTTTCTACTCTGAATTTATCTAAGCCAGTTGATTTTATTACAACTTCCCTTAACTTATTTAAATTATTTTTAAATTCGATTGATGATGAATCCGAAGGATGAACTTCTTTTTCTTCTTTTGGTTCATCTGACTTTTTTTCATCCTCTATCTTATTTAGTTTATCTAACTTAGTATCATCATCTATATTATCTTTTATATTATTAAATATATTATTATGTCCAAAATTTTGACTACCCCCAGTCAAATTTTTTGAATACCCCATTAAAGATTTTTGACCCCCAGTCAAATTTTCATCATCATCTTTTTTATAATTTTTATTACAACTGTATTCACAAAACTTAATTCCATTAATAAACTTTTCTTCTTTTATTATCATTTTTTTATCCAACAATGATTTTAATGTGTTTATAACTGTTTGTTTGCTACTATTCAACCAACTTGAAAGATATGATAAACTTCCTTTAAATTTTTGCCCTTCTATTTGTGCAAACCCATAAATAATCGCATATACTAGAAGCTCATTCCCTTTTAAATTTAATTCGTTTACCATAAAACCTTGTATAACAATGTAATTTTCATTCTTAATACTCATTTTATTCCTCCTTTTGAGAGGTGTTGCCAAACATCTCTCTTATTTTTATTTTGTATCTGCCCACCACAACAAAGATGTT